GGGCTGGCTCAATTTCAAGTACATCTAGGGTTTTGCAAATCGGCAATGATAATGCCGGCAACTTTCTCAATGGCTACATCGACGACCTTCGTATCACCAAGGGCGTAGCCCGCTACACAGCCAACTTCACGCCACCGACCGAGCCTTTTCCCAACGGAGTGAACGGATGACTTACCTCTTAACCACTGCCACTAATCACACCTGGAGGATGGTGCCATGAGTTGGGTTATTACAGGCGTTAGCAAGCCTCCATTGCTGTTAGATACCTATTCCGGTGCCGCTGCCGCTTACAGCCTTCGCAGCTTGAGCCTCGCTTATGGCGGGTCAGTTGTTCGTGTCAGGCGTTCCAGCGACAACACCGAACAAGACTTTACTGCTGCTCAGATTACGGATGGAACGCTGACTACGTTCTGTGGTGCTGGTAACGGTTTTGTGCGGACTTGGTACGACCAGAGCGGAAATGGCAGAAACGCAACGCAAGCCACGACAGGCAACCAGCCTCAGATTGTCAGCAATGGAACCTTGCTTACTGAAGGGTCAAAGCCTGTACTTAGTTTTATTGCTGCAAGCAATACTTATTTAACAGCAAACTCTCTCGCAAGCGTTTACGCCGGGACAAATCAGCCCCTATCATCTTTTGCTGTTCTAAAAGGAACAAGGGCAAACGTTACCGAAGAATTATATGCTTTTGGAACTGCAGGGTCTGGAATTGCAAGATACATTGTAATCCGGCGCAACGCGACTGGCCAGCATCGAGCAGTTACTAACGACGGAACCACTACGGTCAGCCTTTTGGGCGGAACGACAAACACCGCCACTCATCTGCGCTCTGACATCAGGCCAGGTGCAACCCTTTCAACATTTGTCAATGGCACCGTCCTAGCAGACATTAACGCAGCCAGCTTCTCTGTGGGCTCAGTTAGTCTCAATGAGTTTGACATAGGCAACTGGGCCCAAGGGGGCTACACGACTCCCTTTGATGGTAGATTTTTTGAGCTGATATTTTACCCTTCTAGTCAATCAGCAAATCGCACCGCAATAGAGTCCAACATAAACTCCCACTACGCTATCTACTGAGCAGCCCTCGTAGTGTCCCCGGAAAAGAGATCGGCTTGATGTAGTATTGAGGTGGGCCAGCGCAGCGCCAACTGCCTGACCCGTGACCAGATCCACCGTTACTGGACCCAATGACGCAAGCCTACCCGGCGGGCACTGCCCTGCCCACGCTCCAAGATGCCTGGAGCATGTTCCTACAAGAGCGCAGCATCTCGCTCTCGCCAACCAGTCTCTGCACTGATTACGCGCAGGCGACAAAGTGGCTCAATCGTTGCCCTGTTCACGACATCGAACAAGGGCGGCAAGTACTGATCTGGATGCTCCAGCAAAAGCCGGCCAAATCAGCCTGGCGCGTGTGTACGTTTGTGCGCAGCTTTTACAAGTGGGCAGCGTCTGAAGATATCGGCTTACTGGAGCGCAATCCTGTGGCCAACTTCAAGCTGCCCAAGCCACCGCAACAGGACAAGGATATTGTCGTGATTCCAAAGAGCGAAATAAACCTGATCCTGATTGCGCTGAAAGCAAAAAGCCATCACCGTGGCACTGACTGGTCGCTGTATGCGGAGTTCATGCTGCAGACAGGAATGCGAACTGGTGAGGTCAGGGCCTTGAAGTGGTCTGACGTGGAGGAAAACCGAGTCCACGTACACAGCAATTACACATTGACCCATGGCCATAAGAACAGCACAAAGACCAACAAGCGCCGATGGGTGCCGTTAAACCAGAGGGCTTTTGAGATCCTTGAGGAGGTGGACAAGTCGAGTGAATACATGTTCCCTTGGAACAGGTACGCCTTCCAATCTTTCTTTAGAGACAAGGTTGATCAACTTCACGCCGCAGGGCTTGTGAAACACCGCTACCGCCCATACGATCTCCGCCACGTGGCGATCAGCCGCTGGCTAGAAGCGGGGATTCCAGTGGCGCAGGTGGCCAACTGGGCAGGCAATACCAACGAAGTGGTTTGGCGCCACTACGCAAACAACACTCAGGAATATGAAATGCCAGTTCTATAAGCCTCTACTGCCGGGTGCTGCGCCAACAGCCCCGGCTTTTTGCTGCTGGAACGGGAACCTAGGTGTGTACACACAACCGTGCCATGGCCGTCAAAGCAAAGGCAGGCTCCGCTGGAACGCGCATCCTGTTTACGCCCGGTAAACCCAAGCGGGTCCGCCAAGGTCAGGGCCAGCACTCCAAACCGAACCACGGCCGAAAGCCGTACCGCGGCCAGGGCAAGTAGCTGGAACGACCACGGGAAAACTAGGGTAACGGTCTAGTCTCATGCCCGCTTCGATTACGGCCACGGTCGGCAGCGCCTCGGCCAACTCCTACCTGTCGATCGCGGCTGCGGACACCCTCGCCGAGACCATGCTCGGCACCCTGGCGTGGACCACCGCCACCACCGACCAGAAGACCCGCGCCCTCATCACCGCCACCCGCGGCCTCGACACCCTCACCTGGATCGGCAGTCCTGCAAGCACGACGCAAGCCTTGGACTGGCCCCGCTCCGACGTGGAGTGTGACGGCGTCGAGTACCCCGACGACGAGATCCCCGAGCAAATCCAGTACAGCACCTTCGACCTCGCCAACGCCCTCCTCACCACCCCCACCCTCCTCCAAAGCAGCACCGGCACCGCCGCCGAGATCGTCCCAGGTGTCCCCAACCGCGACCTGGCACGCCTCAAACTCGACGTCATGGAGCTGGAGTGGCGCACCGACGTCTCCTCCGCCTCCCAAGCAATCGTCAGCCCCCTCTCCGCCCTCCCCCACCTCGCCACCATCCTGGGCTGCCTGACCACCAGCACCATCCCCGGTGGCACGGGCAAAATCATGGCCCGCGTCCGCAGTTAACACCCAACGTGGCAAACTGCAGCCCATAAGCGCGGCCTGTAGGCTGTGACTATGGCCGCAGCAAGCCCCACAAAACCCAAGCGCACCCGCACGGGCTACCTCGCAACCCCCCTCACCCGCGAGGAGCAGCGCAGCGTTGGAGCGCTGTACCGCCAACACGGAGGCCTCATCGCACTGATGGGCCGCAAGATGTGCCGCAAATACCGCTTCCTCCGCAAAGAGGACATCTACAGCAGCATCGATATCGCCTTCATCAAAACCTGCCGCGCCTGGAACCCCGCCAAAGGCACCTTCTCCACCCTCCTCACCGTTTTCTCCGAAGGCGAGATCCGCCACTTCATCCGCGACCACAACTGGGAAATCAAGGCGCCCGCGGCAGTCAGAACCATGGGCCAACAAGCCCGCTACATGCTCCGCGACGGCAAAACCCGCTCCGAAGTCCTCCTCGCCCTCAACACCACCGAGGAAAAACTCAAGCTCGCCCTCACCGCCACCGAGTCCATCGACCACGAAATCAAAGACTTCAACCTCCACCTCTGCCCCCGCCCCACCCCGATGGAACTCCTGGAGGAAACAGGCATCTAGCACGCGGGCAAACTAGGGTATAACGATTGCGCCCTAGGCATGGCTACCGGTTCCTTTTTCGCTAGCCTCGGCTACAAGATGTACGTGAAGCTGGGCAGTTCCGCCAGCAGCATCCCGACCACATCGGCTGGCATGACCCGCATCCTGTCGCTGGACAACACCGGCATCCAGGGCACCTCCGAGTCGACCTCTGTCGTCGACTACGACTCCGAGCAGGGCTTCCAGTCCAACCTCATCACGAGCCAGAGCTACAGCATCCCCTGCTCAATGAACCTCGACGTCACCGACGGTGGCTACGAGATCCTCAAGAAGGCCGCCATCAACGCCGCCTCTGGCACCCTCCTGGAGTGGTACCGCGAAACCCCCGTAACTGACGCCTCCGGCGACAACCCCGAAGTCCACTCCGGCCTCGCCCAAATTGGCGATTTCTCCGAGGACATCACCGCCGGCAACATCGCCAAGGTGACCTTCACCCTGACCGGCTACGGCGTCTACTACTTCTTCCCCCAGGGCAACCCCATCGCCACCCTGACCGTCACCACCGCTGGCTCGGGCCTGACCCCCGCCACCTACAGCGGCGTGGCCCTGATCTCCGTCAACCCCGCTACCGGCATCTGCTCCGGCAAAGGTGCCACCGCTGACATCGTCGTCGCCGCCGGCGGCACCGTCACCGCAGCCCCCACCATCGTCGCCGGTGGCACCAACTACGCAGTCGGCCACATCCTCACCGTCGGCGCCGGCACCGTCGGCGACGCTGGCGCGGACGTCCGGCCCACCTTCACCGTTGCCACCGTCTCCTGATAACGGCAGACTCAACCCGTCCCCACCCAACCCCGCCCACCAGCGGGGTTTTTTATTGCACCCCTACCTCGTAACCCGCCACCTCTCCGCAAACAGCTCCAGCGCCGGCAACGCCTGGTACGTCGCATCAATCCAGTTCCTCGCAACCTGCGGAGGCTGCACCGATTCCCCAAAGCTGTTCGTGTAGCTTCCGTACCTGCCCACAGCCACGTTCAGCGCATAAGGCGCCTGCCATGTAATAGTCATCGCGTTGTTCTGCACCTGTGGCTCCTGGCGCGACTGCAGCAGCGTCCCACTGTCCACGATGTCCCGCGGAGACCCAACCACCTCCCGACTGAACCGCCGCACTGTCTGGTTTGGCCAAAACCACTTCACACTCGTAATCTGCCGATCTGCCTCAGCCGCGTAGATCGGTCCGAGCTGCTGCAACACCTTCTCCGTCCGAGCCAGCAGCTTCTCGGCATTCCACTCTTTCAGCTGGAGCGACACCTGTGCCATCAGGTCTGCTTCCGCGACACCAACCGAATCTTCGGCCCCAGCGCCGAGGCAAGCGTACCCCCCAGCAACCCACTGGTCCCATACGGCAGCCGCGCCTCCAGCACCTCACAATCCACAGCCCCCTGGCCCGCAAACACCAGGCTGCCAGACGTACCAGCGATCACCCGAGCATCCAACCCCCCAGCACTCGTCACATACCCCTCAAACAAAGTGGTGACCTGGTTCACCCCCGGATACACCACCTCATTGACGCTCTCGCCCTTGAGGTAGGCACTGACCACGACCGTCGTCGTGTTGGGCACCACGTTCCCCGTATCGGGGTCCACCGTGGTCCCAGCCGCCGTCACCGTGAACGTGACCGTCGCATTATCCAGTGCTGCCAGCGCAGTTGCCACAGATCGCTGGTACGCCTACACACCTAGTTTTCCTCAGGCAACCTAGGGTATAGGCGGCACCGACATCCCCCGTGGCAGAGGAAAATCTCGGCACAGCCGTCCTAAGTATTGTTGTTGATAGCAAAGGGCTAGAACAATCCCTAACTAAAGCTAAACAACAGATACAAAAAACATCCAGAGAGTTACAACGTAGCTTAACTGCTGCTCCCATAAACCCTGTAACAGGACGCACGGCGCGCAGCGAAAGAAACGATCCTATTCGGGCTGCGATACAACAACGCCGTGCAGATCAGCGTGCTCTGCAAACTGCCTCTGGTTCAGGACTTGGCAGTTTTTTACGCGATGTACGCCAGCGCGAAGAAGGTGAAAAGCGTATCGCCGCTGAACGCGCCAAAGGTTACAAGCAGGCAGAGTTTGCAGAAAAAACACTGCAAGCTCTCACCGAAAAACGCGCTGGCGCGGCGGCCAAAGCAGCAGGCGGTGGCGGACTAAGAGGTCGCGTTAGTGGCGCCGTAAGCTCAGGTCTAATCGGCGGCGGCTTCCCCCTTCTTTTTGGTCAGGGCCCCGGTGCTGCCGCAGGCGGCCTGGTTGGCGGCTTAGCGGGCGGCGCACTAGGAGGAGGTTTCGGCTTCGGTGCCTCCATCGTTGGCACGATCCTCGGCGCTGTCGTAGACGAAGCCCTCACCAAAGGCAAAGCACTCGCCGCTGCCTTCGATGACCCAATCGGAAAATTCAGCGAGCTCCAGCAGGCTGCGCTGTTGTCCAGCTCTGCTGTCGAGAAAAATATCTCGGCTCTGATCGAGCAAGGTCGCAACGCCGAAGCCGCTGCGCTGATTCAACTCGACATCGCACAGAGGTTCGGTGATACGGGCGAACTCGACAACCTACGCAGCGCCTACGACGAGCTGGGGCGCGCCTTCAGCCAGCTCAGCGTCATCACAGCCAAGTACGTAGCCGGTCCCCTCGCCGACTTCATCAGCAAACTTGCCTCAAGTTTCCAGGCTTTCTCATCTCGAAGTCTCTTTGAGGAACGCCTCGCTGGAGCATCTCCGCAAGTAGAGGCAGAAGCCCGTGCCCGTGTGCGCTCCGCTGCCGCCGAACTATCCGGCAGCGGGTTAAGTCTCGCCGAGGTAGCCAACAAGGCATACCAGCAGGGACTCAACCTACTCGACGAACGGCTAGGAAAAACCAAGGAAATTCAAGCCGTAGAACAAGCCCTCGCCACCGCCAAGCAGCGCCAGAACCAACTCGACAGCATTGCCACTGAACAAATCCAAGCGCAGGTAGCTGGCTACGACCTGTTGAACCTGCAGCTAGAGAAGCAGCGTATTGAAACCCAAAGGCTGCAGGATCTACAAGCAGCACCACCGGAACAAGCTGGTGGTATCAACCGCAAGGCGCTTCAAGAATCCACACGCATTGAAGCCGAGATAAACAATCTGTTGCAGGATCGGGCTGCTCAGCGCGGTCTTGAGGCGGCCCAAGACAGCATCAAGCTCCAGAGCATCAACAGGCAGATCGCAGCAACGCAGGCGCTAGGCAAAGCTGAGCGCGGCGTGGCACGTGACACGCTCTCCACGGTCCAGGGAATCCAGGCTGGCATCGCTGCAGCACGGGATCGGGAGCGCGAGATCGGTGCCCAGATCGGCGCAGCCCGCCTTCGCGGTGGCGACGCCGGCGAACAAGAAGCTGCCCGCCTCGTCAGCCAACAACGAATCGCCGCCGTCGAAACCCGCCTGGAACTTGAAAAAGGCGCCCTCGCCCTCACCGAAGCCGGCGAGAAACTCCGCGACGACCTCCGCAACGCTGTCCTCGATTTCACCCGCGTCCGCAGCGACCCCGAAGGCCTCAACCGCTTCCTCAGCCCCCAACAACGCCAGCGCCGCGAGGAGTTCGACTTCCAGATACTGCTGCCTCAATTCCGCCAAGCCCAAGGCCGCTTTACTCAGCTGACTGGTGCGCCCGCACCCGAGTTCCGCGGCCCCACCGCCGGCGTCAACGAAGCCATCCGAAGATTTATCGCCTCAGTCCAAGCCGAAGACCAAGTCACCCGCAACCTCGTCAATACCCAAGCCGCCCTAAACACAAACTTAAACGTCTACAGCCAGGTCGTGGCCCAACTAACCACGGTCACCGCAGCGCTGGCCAACAAAAACTGGGCCGTTAACGTGGCAGTCTCCGGAGGCGAAGCCGCTGTCTACGGCGACGCCGTAAACGGAGCCATCTCACCATGACCATCACCATCGGCGGTTTCACCTGCCAGACCTTGACCGCCCAACCCTTCGGCTACGAAGGCGACGCCCGCTCCGGCCTCACCTCCCGCACATTTCAGATCAGCGGCCTACTCACCCCGACCCAGTGGCAGTCGCTGGTCAGCGTCTACAACACCTGGCGCGACACCCGCATCACCGACGCCGACACCCTCAGCAGCGGCGTGGTTGGCACCACCATCGCCCTGACAGTCAACGCCAACGGCCTTAGCGTCACAGCACTTGCCTGCTGGTTCGCCGAGGCCCCAACCGGTGAGCAGGCCGGCGCCTACATCAACGCCAGCCTCACCCTCGTCGACGCCAACCAAGCCCTCGCCGTCCTACTCAAGGAACAAGAAAAATCCCGCCAAAGCACCGAGGCCACAACCCCCTCCCTTGGCACGATCACCTTTACCCGCGCCACCGGCACCAGCCCCATAGTCACCCTGACCGCCCCAATGGACACCCGCCAAGACGGGCCCACGGTCTCCCTAACCGCCACTGGCACCAGCTACGTCACCGGTCCCCTGATCGCCCACAAGATCCGCAACGTCGAGGGCTACATCAGCACCGGCACCTTCGCCGACCTACTGTCCTGGTACGACGAAACCATCGTCGCCGTACCCGCCGCCACCAGCTACTTCCCTATCACCGCCCCAACCGCCACAGCGGAAGTCATAATCACCGGCGGCGTTAAGGCCACTCGCTACAGCGTCACCCTGACCGTGCTCCAGATTCTCTGATGGCCATTGACATCCGCGCCACGGTCACCTGCAGCCTTGGAACGCTCATCAGCGGCTCCATCAGCGACGACTACATCCAGGGCAGCGGCCTAGTCAAAACCAAGGGCAGCGTCGAAATCAGCGGCACCATCACCCCCGCGATTGGTACGGTCGTCACCTTCAGCTACACCAAAGGCGGCGTCACCCGCAGCATCCCCCGCAAGCTGCGCGTCATGAGCAGCTTCGCCGACCCCTTCCGCCGCACCACGAAAGTCGAGCTCGGCTGCAAGCTCACCTACCTCAGCGATCTCCAAGAACCTGTCGACTGGACCGCCTTCGACGACCCGGAAAACGCCACCTACACCGAAGACGACGCCCGCATCGTCACCCTGCCCATCCGCGCCTCCAGCGCAATGGACAAGTGCCTTACCGAACTCGGCATCACCGCCAGCAGCAACCCCCTAACCAACAAATTCTCAGTCACCAACTTTGACTTCGGCGGCGGCTACGTCCAGGTCCTCAACGACCTCCTCGTCTCTGAGTCCTACTGCGGCTACCTCGACACCAGCGAAGTGCTCCAGGTCTTCGCCCTAGACCAAGACGCTGGCACGGGCCCCGTCTTCACCTCCGCCGACATCGTCGATCTCGGCCCCATCGGCGTTGGTGCGCTCCCGGGAGAAGCCGTAACAGTCAGCTACTCCACCCTCAAACTCAAACAACCCGACCCCGCCGACAACGACCCCAACTCAGAAGCTGCACAAACCCGCCTCTGGGAACGCAATAAAACTATAGCCACCGATCTCACCTATTACGTCGGTGATCAACGCTTCACAGGAAGCGAAATTACCGAAACAATCACGACTTACAGTAGAATTGCAGGCTCAGATTTACCCGTCAAAAGAATTACAACAGAATCCGCCAACGCCGCAAAAATAGCCGGCAGCATCGGTACAGCCTACGTAAATAACGGCCTCGGTTTTAACAACGCATTTGTAAACACACGTGTAGAAGAGGAGTACATAACGTACGATTCCGAAGGCAACAAAGTAACAAGCGACACTTACGTATACGAACAGGCTTTAACTGTTTTTGGCAGTCTAAGCCTCACCTACGTATTCTCTGACATTGACTTTGTTAGCTTTAATTTTGTACTTGTGCCTAGCGGACGGGTAGAACAAACCTACAGCACAATCGGAACGGCTCAACAAGAAGTAACTTCGACATACGTCTTGTGGCCATTTACACTCTCCGGTCAACAAGCCGTCGCTGAATACAGCGAACAGCTACAGACAGCATCAGCTGTTACAGATTTTGTTAACGGCGTTAGCAGCTCTGGCCTGGTCCACGAACGCACAACCACAAGCATCAACACAGTTGGAACGATCAATGGCCGTCCCAGTGACCTGAACAACGCCACTTACGCAAAAGGCGGCGACCCCAACAACGGCTGGCGCACTGACAGCCAAGCAAGCCTGGAACTGGCCGTCGGTAGCGCCACAGCCCAGCGCCGCATCGAGCTGTCGATGCCCTACGCACCAGACGACACCTTCAGCGGCCCCACCGGTGGTCCGTTCACCGCCACCGCCAGCGACGCCCCCGCCAAAGCCAACCGCTACGGCCGCGTCCAAAACCGCCTCCTGCTCGGCAACCGCAGCGGCATCAACCTCCAGCTTGCACCCGAAAAGCTCCCCGCCGCCCCTTACTCCCCGCTCTACGTCCAAGCCAACGGCCTGACCGCCCTGTACCGCGCCAACGGCACCAACTGGGCCTTCGACAGCAATGGCATTGTCTGCTCAGTCGACGCCCTGTTCTGGGCCGCTGTCGGCGGCACTGGCACGTTCTGGTTCCCCGTCGCCCCAGGCATCACCACCCTCCCCACCACCCCGGCCATCGTCGATGGCACGATGACCCCCACCACCACAGTCCTCCCCTACAACGAAACCGCCGTCTACGACGGTGTCCTCCACACCCGCCTCGACGTAACCAAATTCGAGTACAGCCTGACCCTGCTAACCGTAATACCCACGTTCATCCTCCAAATAGACACACAAGCTTTCAACATCAGACTGCTGGACGCCGACAGCAACAGCTTCACCACCACAGGCCAAGCCGCTGCCCTGGTACGCCGCTACCGTCTGATCTCCGCTGCAACCAGCTTCGTTACGACAGGCTTCAGCGCAGGCAGTGTCCGCACCTTTGCCATCGGCAGCAACGTCGGCACCTTCACCCTCACCGGCCAAGACAGCGCACTGGTCTACCAGCGCAACCCAATGCCCGCCGACCTCGGCACCTTCACCCTGAGTGGACAGGACGCCACCTTCACCAAAGGCCAAATCATGGCCGCCGAGGTAGGCACCTTCACCCTCACCGGCCAAGACACTGATCTACGCAAAACAGCAATAATTACAGCCGACCTTGGTACGTTTAGTCTGACCGGGCAAACAGCAGACCTTGTATACGCACAAAGCCAGACGGCCATCCTTTACTACCAGGGTAATGGCTCTACACAATCAATTACGGGAGCCGGATTTGAGCCAGGTTTTGTGGCGCTTAAGCGGCGAGGCTTTAACGGCACACACGGCTGGTTCGACATTGTAAGAGGTGCAACTAAATACATTGCACCAGGCCAAGTGCTTCAGGAGACTACAGATGCAGACAGCCTTACCAGTTTTGACGCCGATGGTTTTACTTTAGGTACTAGTGGCATTTTCAATCAAAATAGTGGCGCGGTAACAGGTACATGGCTGGCTTGGTGTCTCGCCAAAGGATCAACGCCAGCTAATAACACTAACGGTACTGTGACAACAAATGTCAGCAGTAACACTTCAGCAGAATACAGTATATTTACTTACACAGGTGTGGGTAATACTAGTAAGACACTTGGCCACGGATTAACAGGCGCACCAGACCTTGTGTTGATTAAACGCAGAGGCAGCACTAATTCTTCTCTTGTGGGCGGCACTATAATAGGCAACGAACTTTACTACGATCTCAACCAGACAACTGCCACCGCAACAAGTAGTGTATTTGTATATCAAAGCTTTAGTTCTACTCTTATTTCTGTTGGCAGCACTCTTTCACAGGATGGTCAAGACTATATGGGATGGGCGTTTAAAGCTAAGAGTGGTAGCAGCAACATCGCTGATTTTACCGGAGACGGCACCACCACATATTCTGTCTCTCTTGGCTACACACCGAAAGTTCTAATACTTAAAAACACTTCAACTACTGCAGGTGATTGGCTACTTTGTTACAGACCTTCAGGTGGAACTGGGTACGTAAATACTGTATCTTTTAACAAAACTGATGAGGAGTCTACCAGCACTACGGTTCAATTCACCGGCACAGGCTTTAGCGTGGATGTCGGCGGCCCGGGTAACATAAGCGGTGGCGCTACCCGCGCCCTCTACTTCGCTATGAAGTGACCACGGAAACCTAGGTAAAGACCCTCTCCTGTATGGCAGCCTTCAACAAGTTCAACAGCTTTGTCGAGGCCTTGGCCGAGAAGAAGCACGACCTTGGGGCCGACACCCTGAAGGTACTGCTGACCAACACCGCTCCAGTTGCCACCAACACCGTCAAGGCCAACCTCACCGAGATCACCGCGGCCAACGGCTACACCGCCGGCGGAGCCACCGCCAGCATTACCAGCAGCTCCCAGACCAGCGGCACCTACAAGCTGGTGCTCGGCGATCCAGCCACCTGGACAGCCACCGGTGGCTCCATTGGCCCCTTCCGCTACGCGGTCCTCTACAACGACACAGCCGCCAACGACGAGCTGATCGGCTGGTGGGACTACGGCTCCAGCATTACCCTGGCCACCGGTGAGAGCTTTGCGGTCGACTTCGACCCCACCACCGGCGTCCTAACGATCGCCTGATCCATGGCCCTCACTGTAACCGTCAGCCAAAAAGAGCTGGAGCGCGTCGCCGCGTTGGCCTACGAAGGCGAGACCATCAAGATCATGCTCTGCAGCATCGGCGCGACCGGCTACACCGCCGAAACCACCGTCGCCAACTGGCAGAGCATCGAGAAGAGCGGCAACGGCTACGTCCGCTTCTCCCAGCTGATCGCCACTGGCGCGTATGACGCTGTCGACGCTCGCTACGAGATCCCCGCAATCGACGCCGCCTTCACCGCCACCGGCGCCGGCTACAGCTACGACCGCGTCGTGGTCTACGTCGATGGCGCCACCTACGTCCACAGCGTCATCACGGAGGACCCCAACATCACCCTCGCCCCCGGCCAAACACAGACCTACCGCGTCACCCTGTCAACCGACGACTAAGGTGCTGCCATGAGCACCAACATCAACATCGCAGTTGGCGACGCTGCTCTACTGAATCGGGCCAAGCGACAACAGCAGGCCAGCCGCCAAGCCCAACTGGAACGCGAATCCACCGCCCGCCTACAAGCACAATCACGCACTGCTGCCCTCGCCGCAACCGGTAGAAACGCCGCCGCCGCTACAGCACAGAACACCACCGACGCAAAGACTCCTCAACTGGAGCGACGCCCTGCAGCAACAAGAGACGCAGGAGTCGGGTTCAACCTTGTCCCCTCCGCAGACTACGCATCGTTCGGCTTCAACGCATTAACACGAGGCATCAACGCCAAAACATTTACAAATATCATTGCATTCGATACAGGAAACTACACAACATATTTCAGACCCGAGTACGCAGCAACTGGCGGCCCAGCCAACTCAAGCTATCTGCGCACACCAGTAGAAACCAGAGGCGCAACCTACATACACGAACTCTATTACTACGTCAGCGACACACCTGGCACGCAAGGCATACGCATCGCTGATCCGGTTCGAATTCTTACTTCAAGCGGGGAAGTACCAGCCCAGCAAATAAGAAAACCACTCCACAAATTAAAGTCATACACTGTAGAGTGCTACTTACAGGCAGGCGCAAACGGACCCGTCTCCGGAATAACCAATATCCTCTGCAACACTCAATTCGATATCAAAACAGACACCCCCTCTACACCTGCGGTTAGACTGGTCAGAGGATTCCTAGTTTTTAACTCTGTAGGAACTAACGCAAACACCTTCAGGCTGGAACTAAGAGGCGCAAACGAAATAGCAAAAGCAAACGTCTACTTCGGTTATGACGACCCCCTCAAGCCACCTGGCACGTACATCTGGCCCACCAAACTGGACTTCGGCGGCTGGTACCATGTCGCCTATGTCCGAAACAACAACGTAGAGTCCTTTTACTTTGAAGGGCAACTAATCGCAGCTCAGACATCAGATTTAAGTTTTCTAGCCGCTATACCAGACTCAGCCTTAACGGATGTGTACATCCAATTTCAGACAGGTGAGTTTGGTGTTACAGCCAACCCCATCCTGCGACCGGGCATACACGGCCTTAGGTTTACGAGTAGGGCCCTGTACAGCGGAAACTTTGTACCCCCACCCCAACTCACAACGCTTGGTTGACCGATGAACCCCATCCCAGATCCACGCAAGCTGCTCACCCAGCTTCAAATCCAGACCCAAGCCAACCGCTATGCGCTGCTGCGCAGGCAATCAGACCAGAAGGTCATCACCTCTGTCAAGGGCTAGACTGTCAGAAAAGACAGCCTCGAATGAAGGGCCTCACCTTTGTCTCCGCTCCAGCGCAGACCAAAACCCGCCGCCTTGGAACGCCTGCCAGCGGCATCATCGAGATGCCCGAGCTTGGCGGCCTGACCGTTGACGAGGCCGACACAATCCAAGAGCTGCTAGCCATGGAGGAAAGCAGCTTCGTCAAAGGCGCCCAGATCGCCGACGCCATCTCCAAAGAAGAGAAGATCAGCATCAGCGAAGCCTTCAACATCATCGAGGCTTCCATCAGCGGCCGCACCATGGAGGCCACCGCCGACGAGATCCGCTGCCGCCACGCCGCCCGCATCGAACAAGTCGCCAAGGTCTACACCGCCGCTGGTACGCGCAACATCCGCGCCACCGTCACCGCCCTGATCCGCCACCGCCAGAACCTTCCCGACTGGAGCATGGCCGACACCGGCACCCTCCACAAGACCCTCCGTGACGCCATCTGGGAGCTGGCACAAGACGAGCAGATCGCCGAAGACATGCCCGCTTCCCCACCGACAGAAGAAGAGCTGGGAAAGCCGCAGCCGGACACCACCGACAGTCCCAAACGGACTGGGCGGAAATCTTCTGGGAACTCGTAGCCGCCTACCCCGGCCAATTCCACCGCGAAACCTATGGACGGGAACTGCGCTGCACCGTGCTGCGTGCGTGGCGCCAGCTCCACAAAATCCGCCGCGACCACGCCTCCCTCGCCGAACTCCCCATCGCGGCCCTCCAAGCCCTAACCGCCAACATCAACCGCGACCCCAAGAAGTCCAAGCCCTTCACCGCGCTTGACTTCGCCATGTTCCGCGAACGCGAATCCGACGACAAGGTGCTGAGCCCAGAAGTGGCAGCCACCGCACTCGCACTGCGAGCAGAGAAGAAGGACGCCCCGATCCTCCTCGCCGCCTGGGACAAGGTGCTCGCAAGCGCCACCGCAACCGCCCGCATCCCCGAGGTCCGCGCCCTCCACTCCGACGACAAACAAGTCTGGATCCTCTGCCCCACCTGGGAAGGTAAGAACGTCCGCGCCGGCCTCATCGCCGTCGGAGACCAAATCTCCGGCCCCACCCTCCTCCGCGACGTGGATCGCCCCCTCACCACCTACACCCTCACCCTCCCAGACCGCCGCACCTTCGCCTGGCTCGAAACCGGACTCCTCATCACCGCGACGGAAATCTAGGTACATAGTGCTGCGCAGGGTTTGTGAACGTCCTTGAACTGCGCACCGAGCTGGCATCCCTGCTCAGCGCAAGCCTCGGCACCTACACCCTGCCCAACGGCTCCACCACGCCAGCCATCGCCGTGCGCTCCAGCGGCGAGTCTCTACCCGCTGGAACGACCGTCACCGGCCTAGAAGTCGTCATAATCCGCGACCCAAACCTCACCCCAATCCCCCAGTACGCCGAACCAGGCGCCCTACGCACCTGGACCGTCTTCCTTGTCGACTGGAGCGACGCGGTCGATCTAGAACCGATCGCCGCCTACATCATCGAGGCCTACGCCGGCACCGCCGTCTCCCCGGTCGCCGTCCCTAAAGGCACTGGTCCGCAAAACCAAATGCGGATCACGATCCAGTCCAACGCAGTCCCGCCCAGCGGCTTCCCCGCCTACGACCCAGTCCGCTTCCCCACCGTCTCCGCCCTCGGCTTCACCCTCGACGCCGGCATCACTCCCACCACCGGCCAACTCACCTGGAACGTTGACGAGGGCACCCTCGAACTCGGCAAAGCCGGCGGCGTCAGCAACTACCTCGGCCAAGAGACGATGGTGCTCTGCCGCAACAACAGCAACTCCGTCACCATCCCCAAGGGCACCGCCGTCATGTTCGCTGGCACAGTCGGCGCCAGCGGCCGCCTCAAAGTCGCGCCCATGGTCAGCGACGGCACCCTGCCTGGCTACGTCTTCTTCGGTGTCACCGATCAAGCCATCGCCGGCGCCGCCGACGGCTACGTCACCACCTTCGGCAAAATCCGCGGCATCAACACCAACGCTTATATCGACGGCGACATCCTCTGGTGCAACCCCGCCACACCCGGCGGCTTCACCAAAGTCGAACCCCAAGCACCCAACCTGAAGCTCGCCGTCGCTGCCGTGGTACGCGCCACCAACAACGGCACCATCTTCGTCCGCTCCACCGCAGGCGCCCGCCTCCAAGACCTCCACGATGTCGAGGCCAACGGAACCAAAGACAACGGCGACACCCTTGAGTGGGTCGCCGCCAACAACCGCTGGCAAGCCACAGATCGCCTCACCCTCCTCGAAGCCCGAGTCACCGCCCTCGAAGCCTGAGTTCACAATCCTTACGGAAATCTAGGTATAGATGCCCACTGGTTCGTGATTGAGGTTATCGCCGCGGTAGCCGGCGCGTCTATCTCAGTCGCAGCCATGGCCTCCATGGGCTTCTCGCGGAAAAATGACGAGGCGAGAGATGCCGTGGTGCGTTTGACTTCGGCCGTCGAGCACATAGCCCAGCAGCTGGAGATTTTGCATGGGGACATGCGCGAAGAAAGACGGGAGACCTTCGGCCGCCTAAACGGCGTCGAACAGCGAGTCAGCAAACTCGAAGCCATTCCCCCCTGGGACGGCAGCAACAGGCGCACCTCTTAATACCCTGAAGCCATAGCAGACTAGACTGCAGACTCAACCGCGCACGTGTCCGTGGAATTTCTGTCTCACCCCGCCTTCTGGATCATCGTCGCTGCAGCCAGCGAGCTGATCGCACTTTCCCCACTTAAAAGCAACAGCATCATCCAACTGGTAATCAAGGCTCTGTACTCTCTTAAGCCGGGAAAGCGCTGAAGCCGAACGTCACCGGCACCGGCCCTGCAGTGGTCACACTGTTCAGCACCAGGCCGCGTGACGCCGAGGCAAGACAATTCATCAACGAACACAAGACCCTGGCGTCGATCGACCAACAGGTCGACGCCTGGCACGAAGCACAGCCAGAGCCGCCAGCCCCAGTCATCGTCGAACACCCAATCGACGACACCGTACAGACAGGCGAAAGCCGCCTGCTCGGCGGTGGCATGAGCATCCACGCACCTTGGAAACGTGACTAAACAGCCAGTCCGGCTTCTCGACCTGTGCCGTTTCTACAAACACGGCACGCCCCACCAGATGGCCGCCATCAGCGAGCTAGAAGACGCAATCCTCAAAGCCAACCCAAACCTGCTGGACCGCGACCAACCCTGGTTCAAAACCTGGAGCCAAGGCGGCAAGCAGCCCGAACCGATCTACCTGGCCCCCTCAGAAAAAATCATCCGCGAATTCGAGGGCTGCCACCTCACCGCATACCTCTGCCCCGCAAACATCCCAACGATCGGCTGGGGCACGACCAACGTCAACAGCGCCCCGGTGCGAATGGGCGACAAAATCTCCCAAGCCCTAGCCGACGAGCTGCTGCGCACCGAAATCCACCGCATCGCCGCCAAGCTGCACCAGTTAATCCCTGCTTCTGCCAAATGGGGCGCCAACCAACAGGCTGCGCTGATCTCCTGGGCCTACAACGTGGGTGTCGGAGCCGTTGAAGACAGCACCCTCCGCCGCCGAATCAACGCAGGCGAAGCCGCCCCAGTCGTGGTCCGCGAAGAACTCCCCCGCTGGAACAAAGGCGACGGCAAAGTCCTCCCCGGCCTAAGCCGCCGCCGCGCCGCTGAAGTCGCACTGTTCACGGGCACCAGCTGGGTAACGAAGCCGTCGATCCAAAAGCTGACCCCTGGCGCGCCCTTCTCCACGCTCATCACCCCAAACATCACCTACGGCGAGCTGACACTCAACCAGGAGCGGCGCCGCTTCACGAACCAGGGTCAGTGCGACATCGCCACCGAAATCTGCACCTTCATCGAGAAAGCTCGCACACAATTCGGCAACAAACCACTCGTCATCACCAGCGGACCCAGACCAGAAAAGGTGAACCAAGAGGTCAACGGCGCCAAAGACTCCGAACACCTCTACAAACCTGGCTCTGGCGCCATCGACTGGTACATCCAGGGCGTACCCGTAAAGACCGTCCAGGACTGGTGCGTGAAAAACTGGCCCTACTCCACCGGCCTTGGCGCGCCAAAGGGCTTTATTCACACAGGGATTCGCACCGGTAGACCCAAGGTCGTCTGGACCTACTGAGGCGACACCGTATAGGCCGCCCGCGCCATGTGATACCAGCACCAGGCCTGCCAGTCCTGACGATGCCGCCTAACCATCCCCGCGTAAGTAACCTCCCACATACCGCCCTGATCGTCAGCAATGAACGTGATGGTCGGTGCTGCCATGGCTAGTCTCTGCGGGTAGAAGGTTGCGGCGGCCATGGCCCTTTCCGAGTGGTTGATCCCAAAGCCCTCACTGAGTGCCCAAGCGCAGCTACGCCACAACGTCGACACCCTGCGCCAACACGGCTCCTCCGACCCCCACGGAACAACAGAACTGGCCTGCTCCTTGATGCACCAGCTGATGCTCAAGGACACCCTACTGCGTCAAGCCATCCACCACATCAGCGCCCTGGAACTGCAACAGCTCCTAACGGAAAGCCCCCACCGCCCTGGGCCGTGGCGCCGGCTGCTGCGGTTTCTGTGGCCTACTTAAGTAAAACCGCATCTTCCGCTGCGCCTGATCCACCACCTGACGCACCCGCTCCCGACTAATCCCGTTGTCCCGCCCAATATCAACGTACGTCTCCTCCGGAGCGCCACCCAACCCCCACCGCCGCTCCACGAAACTCCGCTCCTTCGGCGTCAACACCCCCAAAGCCACCTCTACCGCATCCACCGTCTCCTGCATCTGGGCCTTATCCATCGACTCCACACCGTCAGGATCCATAGGATCCGAAATCAAATCCAGAATTGAACTCCCGTCCCCACCCAGCGTCAGCACATCCAACGACGACACATACTTCCCCCGATTCAAAAACATCCGCACCTCCTCCACTGGAACGTCAAACGCCTTCGCCATCTCCTCAGTCGTCGGCATCCGCTGCAGCTCCTGACTGAGCTCCCTCACCCGACGATTCCAGTTGGTGCCCATATCCGCAATCTTGCCCGGCAGCCGGATATACCGCTCCTTAGCCGTGATGGCACGCGCCATCGACTGCCTGATCCACCAGTACGCATAGGTCGAAAACTTGTACCCCCGCCCTGGATCGAACCTGCGCACCGCCACCATCAACCCAATATTCCCCTCCTGCACCAGGTCCATCAAATCCATGTGCTCCAGCACGCCCACGTACTTCTTCGCCGCCGAAACCACCAGCCGCAGATTCGACTTCACAAACCTGTCCAGGGCCCGCTGCCCAATCCTCACCTCCTTCTTCTCCTGGAACGTCAGCTCCCGGCCAGCCTCCTCCAGCTCAACCATTCGCCGCACCTTGCGTCCCAGGTCAATCTCCTGCTCCGGCGTCAGCAGCGGCACCGTCCCGATGCTGTCCAGATACGTGCTGATCCCTGATCGTGCCATCGTCCTTGCGGTTGTTAAGTTTTGTCAAAAGTTCAGCGCCCCCAGTGAAAGAGCACTGGAGTGCAGCAGCCCGAAGCGCCGCCTCCATCCGCTCCTCGGCGTGGAGCGTTCTGCCGGCCAGGCGATGGTCCCAATAGGCATCCATCGCCACGCGGACAATGTCGCCGCTCATGCCGCCACTTTGCTGGGCATAACCGTGAAATCGCCGTTGTAGTGGCCGGTTATCGCGTAGCTGCGATCCGGCACCTGCGACATCCGACTAAAGACCATCTGCCCAATCTTCATACCAGGCCACAACGGTATCGGGTGGAACTTCCTCAGGGAGTGCAGCTCCATTGTCAGGCGGCTGTGATTCCACCCTGGATCGCAGAACCCACAGAGGCTGTGGCTGATCCCCGAGCGTCCCCGGCTGCTTTTCAAGATGAACTGGGCCGCCAGCTCCTCCGGCAGATGGAAAACCTCCACCGTCTCGGCCAGCACAAACTCGCCCGGCTTCAACAGGTACGGATGCTCTACGCACCGATCCGCAATCGAAAACCGCTGCAGCTCCAGGTCCTGGGGCGTCTCCACCATCAGGTGACTACCCAGCCGCACGTCCAACGAAGCCGGCCCCACCAACCGCTCGTCAAACGGCTCCACCATCCCGGCCCGGCAATAGGCCGCGATCTCAACATCACTCAAAACCATGTCAGTCGTTGGTAGCGGTGGGTTCTTCGTACTCGCGGTACAGCTCCACCAGCGCCAGCACGTGGGACGCAAACGCCACCATGTTGACCCCGGTCTGCTTGTTCAACGGCGCCATGGGGAAAGAGTCCTTCCACCACTCCTGGAGCGCCATCTCGATCTGCGTGTCAGTCATCACAGTGCCGGCTCCTCGTTCATGGCTGCAGCCTTGCTGTTCAGCACAGCCCACTCCCTGTAAAGCCCCGTATAGGTGTCGTGGAACGGATGGTCCTTCCGGTCTCGCCCAGCAGCCCTATAAAGCTGCTCCAAGAACTCAACCTTGGCCTGCTCCTGGCTCGGATGGCAATCTTTCATGCGCTGGCACCTTCGTAAGCGTTCCAGCTTGACGGATGGTCGGCCTCCTTGGCGACGTGAATCCACGCCGTTTCCTTGAAGAATTGTGTCGCCAGTCGCGCCACCTCCACGGCCTTGTCGTGGCTAACCCAAGACCCCGCATCCTCCTGCTTGATCGTCAGCCGAATCCCAGATCCAGCCAAGCCGTAGCTCGCTGCAATCCACTGTTCCCCAACCTTGATCGAGTAGCGCGTCACCGCTGCCACCTCCGAAACAACGGTCTTACTCTACTAGATAAGAAGCCGTGAGTCAGACTGCGTAACAAACCAGCGTAAGTCTCATGAGTCCAATTCCCTGGAGCGCATTCGGCCTTGCACTCGCCGCCGCACTGATTCAGCCCACAGCTCCGCATCCGCCTCTTCCGCCGCCTTGTAGTCATCCGGCGGCAAAGCCGTCTGCAGCCCCAAGTACACCAAGTCCCGGATCAGCGCCGTCACCTTCTTCCCCCGCTTGGCGGCCAGCTCCTCCAGCAGCGTGTACCTATTCAGATCCAGCAGCAACTGGCAGTACCACTTATGACCCTGACGGACTGGCATGAACCTGGAACGATCTCCCCTCTAGTCTAACAGTCAGATACTACCCTGTTAGCTCACCAGCGGACATCCGCATCCACCCGCTTCTGCCAAGCAGTCGCCTGAGCCCTTCGGGCCGATCCCCGCTGCTTCGAGCACCCCCGCCTGACGTCCCAGGCCCACTCAAGAAACATGGCCGCCCGCTGCAGATCCGCGGTCGTAGCCCGCTGGATCGCAGCCGACAGCCGCCTCATCACAATCTGCCGCCCCGTCTCAACCCTCGTCCCACTGCTCGTCGCGGTTGACCCTGACAACTCGCCAATCCGGATACAGCTCCAGGGCAGCATAGAGAACCTGCCTTGGGTCGTCCCCCACAAACCCCACCGTCTCCAGCCCACCGCTAGGCCGCTGGAACGTAACTGCGTAGATGTCGGTCATTTGGCAGTGTCCCAGCTGTCGCCAATCCCAGCCTCAGCCAGCGCTGGCACGTCCCCAAGCCACTCCTGTTCCGCCTCCTGCATCGTCTCAGTCAAAGTCTGGGCCCACTCCTCGGCGTGTTCCTCCCTGACTAACAGGATACATTCGTCATGCACCACGCCCGCAAGCTTGACCACATCTTCGGTGGCCTTGCGAAGCTTCGGCCACAGCTTCCCCAACGCCCGCTTCATCACCGCCGCACCAGCCCCCTGGATCGGAGTGTTGCACCGCGTCGTCAGCTTGTTGTTCTCCCCCGGCAAGAACCGCCGCAGCCCAGAGTGCCGAATCCACACCGCCGCATTTCTGCCACTGGAACGATTCGCCGCACCAGCCGCCGCCTGCTGCCACTCATGAATCCCTACATAGGCCGCGTGGAACTTGTCACGGATCTGGGCCGCCTCCTCCAAAGTCATCTGAATCCCAGTCGCACCCGCGTAATTCCGCAGCCCCTTGGCACCTGAGCCGAAGAGCAGACCGAAGTTGGCGCTCTTGGCGATCTGCCGCTGCTCCTTAGTAACTTCATCCTCCCCAACCCCATAAATCTGCATCGCAGTCAGGGTGTGCAGGTCCTTGTCCTCCTGGAACGCCCGGATCATCAGGTCGTCGCCAGCTTCAGCCGCCGCCAGCCGCAGCTCCATCTGCGCGTAATCCGCGACCACCAGCTTCCACCCCTGTGGAGCCTGCACACACGCCCGAAACCTCTGATCCCTCGGCACCTGCTGCAAATTGGGACCCATGCAACTCATCCGCCCTGTATCCGCCCCCAGCTGCATGTAGCTGGCACGAATGAACCCATCGCTGGCCTGGTGCTTCAGCAGCGACTCAGCCATCTGACGGCGTTTCTCCACCCGCTTCCACGCCAGATACTGCGACACCACCGCATGATCCGCGGCGTACTCCTTCAACGCTGCCTTGCTGGCACTGGGCTTACCGTCCGCATCCACCGGAACCTCGCCCAGCAGCGCTGTAAACACGCTCTTCAGCTGGTGCGGACTGTTGATGTTGAACCCCGCAGGCTTCTTCGTCCCAGCCCGGACAGACCCTTCAGCCTTGACGCGCAGGTTCAACGAGCCATCAGCTTCACGGGGCAGCTTGGCATTCGGCGGCAACGCCTCATCCAGCGCAACGATGAACTCACCTCCCAGTCTCTTGTTGTCCTCCCCCAGCTGGTCCAGCAGCTCCTCCAGGCTCTGCCGATCAAACGGCAACCCGGTGCGCCACAACTGCGCCATGGCCGGCAACGCCGCACACTCCAGGTACCACGCCTTGTGCAGCCCGCCGTCCGCCATCCGGTGCTGGATCGGCTCATACAGCTCCATCAACAGCTGCACGTCGTACGCCGCGTAGGCGATCTGCTCAGCCCGCAGCTCTGGTGCGCTCCAGTCGCTGGCCTGCTCCTCCTTGCTGATCTCTTTGCTCAGGTATCGCTTCACCACCGGCTGCAGACCATTCCTGATATTGGGCAACCCGTTGGTGAGCACCCGACTGGCGAGCATCGTGCAGAGCACCTTCCCCCTGGGATACAGCCCATGCTCCTGGAGCCACCCCAAATCAAACACAGCGTTGTGGGCCACCCACTCCCGCTCGGTGTCGAAGAACTCCCTCAGCACGTCCCAGTCGCCATCCTGCAGATCCCAGCAGTCAATGACGATGGGCACCGAGTCAAACGTGTGGAGCTGCAGCAACCGCAACCCCCCGAGCACCGGCTGCAACCCGGTCGTCTCACAGTCAAAGAACACCGTGTCCGCCTCAGTCAGCCGCGGCAGGTGCTTCAGCCCCTTCAAGTAATTCATTGCTTGGTGTAGCGAGTAGTGGTGGTCTTTGATCTCAGTACGGAAAAAGCGCCAAGTACACGTCCCTGTAGTGCGACCCATTCCGAATCTTCTGGATCGCTTGGCGCGTCACCCCGTACTTCTCTGCCAGCTGGTACGTGCTGAGATCCGACATCAGAATCTCAGCTGCCTCGTAGTTGGTCAGGCTGCGCCTGTCCGCCTTCGGGCTGTACTCCAGCTTCTTCTGCGGCCCACGTGGCGGCCGCTCATTCTCCTGGTACACGGTCCAGCGGTGACTGCACCGCTGGCACTTGTACCTCCTGTAGCGTGTCCCATCCAGCCTGAGGCGTGACTCAACGATGTACGCCTCAAACTTCCCGCATTCAACGCAATTCACCGTTTAATCGATCCGCTACAAGTTGGGCATAGCCGGCAATGTCGTGCCAGCTGTCGGCATAGTCAGGATCACCATTAACGATCCGGCCAATCTTGTGGCAGATCATGTCAAGAGCCTCCTGCTGGTCCGCATCGAGTGATTTCTTGCGAACCTCCAGCTCCTGAGAAATGACCTGCTTAAGGCGCATCGTCACGATGGCATGTTCTAGGAAAATGCCGTACCGATTCCCACGCTCCTGGAGCGTAACCGTAACATTGTCAGTCATACTTTGACCTTCTTGTACAGTTCGCCCCTTGAAATCTTAAACACAGTGGAGTAAGAAACAGCGTACTTACGAGACACCGCAGCCTTGGTAATACCAGAACTCAGGGCCTCTCTAATCTGCTGCACCTGCTCAGCTGTAAGCCGCTTGGCACGCTTTGCTTTCTTGGCTGATCGCCGCGTAACTTTACGAACCACAGGATCAGCAGTAGGAGCAGCTTTGGTTTTAGTCGGCGCTGGTGCGTCAAGGGAGATGTGGTGTGATTTCTCAAGCGTATCGAGAATCTCTTTGGCCAGAGCTTGAACTCTTGTGGCCTGTTCAGCAGTGAGAAGAAGCATGATGGAAATGGTTGTACGTTGTTAGTCTAGTGCAAAGGCAGGCGGTCAGTCAACAGTGTCAAAACTCGCCGCCTTATCCAGTTCCGTGGCGATGGCGAGGAGTTCGTTACAAGCCCAAATAACGCCCTCGTCTTCATCACAGCCTGTATAGGGGCTGCCCATGCTTAGGTGATCGTTAACAGCTCGCAGGGCGGCGGCGATAGCAGGTAGGTAGTGCCAGTCATCCGGCTTGCCGCTGGCAGCTCGGTTGAACTCCCAGAAGACGGCTTGCGCGGCGGGAGAGAGGTCAGTCATTGGGCAGGGCCTCCAGGGCGCGGCGTACAATCGCCCAATCATCTTGTGTTTCTTCTCCAGCCATCATCCGATTGTGGGCATTTAATGCCTGCTCCTTCAAACTCGGCGGCTTGGGGCGGCGGGCGGAGCGGAGATCTTCCACAGCCTCGTGTTCGTATTTGAACCACCCTTCGCTGACAAGCCACTCACAACACGCTTCCAGCTCCTGGTCGGCGCCGTATTGGGCGGCCAAGCGCACCAGCTCGTAAGCGCTGATTTCAGGTTCATCAGGACATCCGAATAGTTGCTCGCACCACTGCTGCACCAGCTCCGGCGGTGGGGTGATGGGGTTAGTCATTACCAACCACCTCCCAGTTGTCGATGCGGTCAGCGATGAGGCGGCTCATCTCTTTATCAGTGGCCGGGATTCGGTCGTCATCACAAAAGAGGAAGGAGCCTCTGCACACGGCAGGCCCCCATTCAGGTGGATCGAACTCCGTCTGCTGGCGCGTAAGCACCATGTCATCAACCAAAGCCTCGACAACAAGACGGTCCCCATGAAAAGACAGATCGTGAATCTCAATGACATCACTCATGGCCAACCACCGCAGTTTTATCGGACTGGTGCGACTTGATGCTTTGTGCCAAGGCCTCCATGTACACGTCCCAGCTCATCTTCAGGAACTGCTCCATGTCCTCTAGGACCTGCAGCTGGTACGAGTCGTACTCGCTTGAGCAGCCAAGCTGCTCGCTTCTGTAAATACGGTCTTGAATGCAGAACTGCGCCCAGCGCACAGCTCCGTGCCAAGGGGTGAGTTTGTCGTTAGGCAGGCTGGTGTGGGTAGCCATGGTCCTCCTTTAGGAACTCGCTTACCCTAACAGAGTACAGAGAAACCGCGCCACGAGGTCGTTACATCCTGTAACAACCGCCTAAGCGTTGACCAGTCCGATCTCCTCTGGGTCGAAGGAGCAGATCATCGTCACATCCACGCCCTGCCTCAGGGCCTCATTGACGATGTGGTCAAGCACCACCATCGCCTCGTGGTTCGCATCGAGCCTCGCCTCCTCCACGTGGCGCACACAGCCGTTCTTGTACCAGCTGAGGCGGACGATCGCTAGCAGGTCCTCAGGGATCACCCCGTTGTAGACGGCCAACGTGGGACGCCTAGGCGGTCTCGGTTTGGACTCAGATTGCGTCGCCACTGGTGCGCTCCACAGGAACCAAAAGAGGGCCCGCCGCAGCAGGCCCCCGAACAGGGTACGAATCAATCCCACGCCTGGGACGCCGCATCCATCAGCTTCCTCAACTCACCAGGCGTCCTGGTTTTCCTTGGGGATATATGCAAATCCTGTCCCACCTGACCAGATCCATTGGTATCACTGGTTTCTTGAGTGGGACAGGGGGTAGGCGTGTCCCCCTTGATTTGCCCACCCAGAACCGCAACCTCGTCAGACGTTCCAGGTGATACAAAACTCCCCTCTTTCGTGTGGGACACCCCACCACCCTGTCCCACTTTACTTTCCAGTCCACCACTAGGTTTTCCCCCACTGGGACACATATTCACACACATATCACGCGAGAGAACAGCAAGGTACATTTTCGGGGCAGAACCGGAACCCCTGGTACGTGGAGCAACCTGCGGCTCAACCAGCCCCCTCGACACCAACCGCTGGAGCGCCTTCCTGATCGCGGCCACGCTCCCCCCACACAGAGGATCCGAGGCAAGGTCAGAACGGGTCAGCGCCCTGGGATGCGCCGACCGCAGCCGCTGGAGCACCCGATCCACCACCGACGCCGGGCTGGCGCTGTCCGCATCCGGATCCACGTAGTCCGCCATCGAGAACGTCAGGTCCGCCTCCAGCTTCATCAGCAACCTGGAGCCATCCCGCCCAGCCCGCGACTTCTCCACCGTGATAAGCCGCGCATTGGCCCCCACACGCTCCACCAAGCCCTTGTCCGGCCTCCTCAGGCTCCATACCTCATCCACCGCATCCCGGATCGCCGTGGAGCCCCTGAAACCCCCCGTCTTGTTCGCGTGATGCACCAGCAGGATCGTGCAGCCCGGAAACAGCCGCCCATTGTTGTTGCTCAGCCAGTAGATCGGCCCCGCAAACTCCTTCTTGTTCTCATCAAACGCCGACCCCCTGGAGCACCCAGTGATCGAGTCGATAATCACCAGCTTCGGCCGGTGCTTCTCAATCAGCTTCACAAACCGGTAGTACCAGTTCAGATCCCACCCCATCACCACAGTCACCGGATCCCCTGGCTCGAACTCCAAATCCCGCATCTGCTGCTGCACCTGCACCTCGCTCTGGTCCCCATTCAGGATCAACACCGACCCCTTCTCCACCGGCACCAAATCCCCCCGCACCTGGAACGGCAAGCCCCGCGCCACATGCTTCGCCAGCGTCCACGCCGACACCGACTTCCCATCCCCACCAGCTCCGTGGATCATCACCGTCCCAGGGCACGGCAACAGATCCGGAATCAAATACTCAAAGTTCAGCTCCTTGCTCAGCAGCGAATCCATCGGAATCTCATCCTCCTGTTGTTCGTACTGCATCTGGCTGATCAGCAGCCGCTCCAGCCCCCCGGCATCCCGATACCCCGCCTCCAGCGCCAGCGCATTCATCTTGTGCGCCATCTCCGCCGGGTTATCCAGGTTCTGCAACTCCTTGGCACGCTGAATCACCTCGTCGTAATCGAGGTGAACCTGCCGAATCTTCTGGACCTTCTCTGCTTCGACCTCGTCAAGCGTCTTCCGGCTGGACTCCTGAAATCGCTGCCTCCCTGGGTCGTACTCATCCGCCAGAAAAATCAGGCTCCCCAACCCCTTGTTGTTGGCACGCCCCACCCTTCCCAGGATGTGCGCCCACTTCGCCTCACACGGGTTCCCACTCTCCCAGTCCTGCTCAAACGCCGGATCCTCCGCACTCCACGCACTCCACAACACCAACCCCTTCTCATTCGGCAGCGCCTCCGCCACCATCGCCCCCACACTCCACCAAAAGTCCTCCGTCCCCCTCCCAAGGTGCGGCAGCACCGCCAAACAATCCCTCACCAGCTCCGCAACCTCATCCTCAGTCCTCCCCGAAAAGTCCAACCCCTTCCGGTTCTTCACAAACCCCCCACTAACTGGAGCGTCCGCCTCCTTCGCCAACCGCATCTCCGCCAGCAACCAGTCCGGCGCCACGGGGATCTCCTCAAAGGACCCGCTCACAAGCCTGTAGAAGCCCCCTGGAGCGCTCCCATCGCTGCTACCCGGATACTCACCCCCAATCACCCCCTGCATCCCCCACAGGACCTCGTAGCCCGCTCCTGTGACCTTCCCGCTAATCCCCTTCACCTTGGAGCGCTGCTCCTCAGGCACCCGAAACACAAACTTCGCCGCATTCTTCTTGGTGCTCTCCACCATCGGCGCCCCCTGGAGCGTGTTCCCCCAGCGCTTACGCAGCAACGCCAAGTTCGCATCCACATCCAGAATCACCAGCCCGTCACTGCGGATCCCGGTGAACAACCCCACCGCCTTAAACACCTCCGGCCGCTGCTCAATCAGCAGCGCAACATCCGCCGGCGACAGCTTCGCGTGGTGCGCCTTCTCATATGGCGCCTTCCCCGAACTCACATCCTGGTGCTTCCCAAA